GCAGCATTTGAACAGTTCTTTTGGTTTCCAGGTAACCACGATCTGTTCTACAAAGACAAGCGTGACATTCATTCGAGTGCTTTTGGTCGGCACATTCCAGGGGTTACCGTTGTAGATGGTATTACAGCCCTTGATGATGTCACCCTTGTACCTTGGTTAGTAGGTGAAGAATGGAAGACAATGAAGAATATTAAAAGCAAATATGTCTTTGGTCACTTTGAATTGCCTAAGTTCTTTATGAACGCCATGGTACAAATGCCCGACCACGGTGAACTTAGAGCAGAGGACTTTAACGGTCCTGACTATATATTCAGCGGTCACTTCCATAAACGTCAAGAAAATAACAAGGTGATCTATATTGGTAATGCTTTTCCACATAACTTCTCAGATGCTTGGGATGACAAACGTGGTATGATGACATTAGAATGGGGTGGTGAACCTAATTTTATTGATTGGCCTAACTGCCCTAAGTACAGGACTATTAAACTTAGTGATTTAATTGATAATGCTGACAATATTATGAAGTCAAAGATGCATATCAAAGTGAATCTTGACATTGATATTAGTTATGAAGAAGCAAACTTCATTAAAGAAACATTTATTGACAAATATGATATACGTGAAATTAGTCTTATTCAAGATAAAACTAATTTAGAAGGTAATATCGATGATAATCCCGATGCAAATTTTGAAAGTGTTGATCAAATTGTTACAGAACAATTGATTAATATCGATAGTGATCAATTTGACAAAGCAACTTTACTAGAAATTTATAATAATCTCTAATGTTCCATCTTAAAAATATAACCGTAAAAAACTTCCTAAGCGTGGGAAATCAAACACAAGCCGTAGACTTTGACAAGCAAGCCCTAACTTTGGTGTTAGGTTCTAATTTAGATCTAGGCGGAGACGATACTGGTTCACGTAATGGAACCGGTAAAACTACTATTGTTAATGCGTTATCATATGCGTTGTATGGACAAGCATTAACAAATATTAAAAAAGAAAACCTAATTAACAAAACTAACGGTAAAGCTATGCTTGTTACCGTTGAGTTTGAAAAAAATAACACAAAATATCGCATTGAGCGAGGGCGTAAACCTAACATTTTAAAATTATTTGTCAATGATAATCAGTTAAAGACCGAAGAGTCCGAAGATGATAGTCAGGGTGATAGCAGAGAAACACAAAAAGCCATTGAGCAAATGCTAGAAATGTCGCATACAATGTTCAAACACCTTGTAGCACTCAACACATATACCGAACCATTCTTAAGTATGAAGGCTGCTGATCAGCGAGAGATCATAGAACAACTATTAGGTATCACTCTATTATCAGAAAAAGCAGAAGTACTTAAATTGCAAGTGAAAGAAACTAAAGAATTAATCACTGCTGAACAATATAAGATCGAAGGAATTAAAGGTGCTAACGAAAATGTACAAAAAAGTATCGATAGTTTGGGTATTAAGAGCAGTGCGTGGGAAACTAAGAAGACCGCAGATATAGAAAACATCGGTCGTGCTATGATGCGATTAGAAACAGTTGATATTGAAGCAGAATTAGCAGCACATGCTCAACTTAAATTGTGGAATGAGCACAATACAAAGATACAAGGTCTTAATAAACAATCAGCAACACTGCAATCTGCCCTGGGTCAGGCTGAAAAATCAGTTAAGAAGTATGAACAAGAACTAAAAAGCCTAGCAAACAAGACGTGTCATGCTTGTGAGCAAGAACTTCACGACCATAAACATGAAGAAATGACTGCCAGTGCTACACAGCATTTAAATGAAGCAAAGAAATACTTTGATAAAGTATCGCAAGATTTAGAAAAAATTGTAGACGAATTAGGATATGGTGATCAACCGCGCAGACCCAATACATTCTATGATACAGAAGCAGAAGCATTAGGACATAAAAACAATTTAGATAGTCTTGAAAAGAGTTTGACCATAAGAGTAGATGAATTAAATCCTTACGAAGAACAAATAGAAGAACTAAAGAAAACTGCTATACAAGAAATTAACTGGGATATTATTAATTCATTGAATAAACTTAAAGACCATCAAGAATTTTTACATAAACTTTTAACAAACAAAGATAGTTTTATCCGTAAAAAGATTATTGATCAAAATTTAAGCTATTTGAATAAACGATTAAGTTATTATATTGACAAACTTGGATTACCGCATCGTGTTATTTTTCAAAATGACCTCAATGTTGAGATTACGCAGCTAGGACAAGATTTAGATTTTGATAATTTAAGTAGAGGCGAACGTAATCGATTAATTTTAAGTATGAGTTTCGCTTTTCGGGATGTTTGGGAAGGCTTATATCAAAGCATTAACTTATTGTTTATTGACGAGTTAGTTGATGCAGGTATGGATAGTGCAGGAGTAGAGAGTGCTCTAGCAGTCTTAAAAAAGATGGCAAGAGAGAGAAACAAGAATATATACTTGATATCACATAAAGATGAGCTAGTGGGTAGAGTCAATAACGTTTTAAGAGTAGTTAAAGAAAATGGTTTTACCTCCTATAGTAATGATGTTGATTATGTCGAATGAACAATTAAACAAATATAAAGAGTTATACTCACAATTGCTGTCTCATTTTGTAGATTTACATAACTATCATCATACATTCATTAGTAATCCTAGTACTAAAAATGGTGCTGCTACTCGAAAAAGTATCAACGGCATGATAGATATGGAAAAGAGAATGAGGAGATTGTCTGCTACGGTTAGCCGAGAACATAAAAAAAATGTAATAGACGGCGTTAGAGCAGAAAAAAGAGAAAAAGCAAGAATAAAATCTTTGCCAAAGAAACGTGGAAGACCACCAACAAAAGGAAAACAAAATGTCATCAACACAACAAATTAAAGATCAAATGGACGCATTCTTGTTAGAAGATGCAAAATTCACAGCAGGTAATGCTGCTGCTGGTACCCGTGCTCGTAAGGCATTAGGTGAATTGTCTAAAGCTGTAAAAGCTCGCCGTAACGAAATCACTGCTGAAAAGAATGCCCGTAAGGAAGCCAAGACAGCAAAGTAATATGTATTCTTTACCCATTTATTTGTAAATATCTAAGTAAGGAGATATATTATGATTATAAAAAAATACGAAAATGTAACCTGTAAAATATGCGACGGGGCAACATCTATATTTGGATCTTGCGATTTTAGCAAGAGTTGTCAAGGTCAGATACCATTAACTGGTCACGCTATCTATTATCATAAATGTCAAAATTGCCAATATATTTTTACAATTGATTTTGATGATTGGACTAGAGACGATTTTATAAAAAATGTATATAATGAAGATTATATAAAAGTTGATCCGGAATATGACGGAACACGCTCTAGGAATATTATTCGGTGGGCATATTTAGGCGATTTAGATAGATCGTTGGGCATTGATAAAAGTATGAACATACTAGATTATGGTTCAGGAAAAGCTATACTAGCAGAAGAAGCAAAAAATATAGGATGGGATGTAGAATCATGGGATCCCATTCTTGATCCAGATAGAAAATTTGACAAGAAATTTGATATAATTGGATCAGTTGAAGTATTAGAGCATACATGTACTCCATATGATACTGCTAATGAAATTATTTCCTTACTTAAACCCGAAACAGGTCGGTTGATATTTAGTACTCATACCAACGAATACGTAGATGATATATCATACTGGTATCTAGCACCTAGAAATGGGCATGTAGGTATGCATAGTATGAAAAGTTTAACATTAATGTTTGACAAATTGGGGTTAGAAGTATTAAAATTAGACATGCTAGAATTTGCTTACATAGTATCTTGGAAGAAATGACCTGGTATTACAAAGGTTTAATAGTTACAGAATTGCCCGAAGATTGTGTAGGATTTGTTTATCTTATCAGTTGCAATACTTCTGGTAGGTTGTACGTAGGCAAAAAATTAGCCAAGTTTAGCAAAACAACCTACAAAACTATTAAGTTGAAGAACGGCACAAAGAAAAAAAAGAAAATTAGAAGTAAAATAGATAGCGATTGGCAAGAGTATTATGGCTCAAATATAGAACTTAACAAAGACGTTGAGTTGTATGGCAAAGAAAACTTCACAAGAGAAATATTACATTATTGTAAAAGCAAATCAGAAACATCGTACATTGAGGCCCGTGAACAATTCGACCGCAAAGTATTAGAATCAAACGAATATTATAACGGACAA